GAACACGGGATGCGTACTACGCATCGTGTAAGTTACGAAGAACATAAGGGAAGTATCCCTAAAGGCATGTGCGTTTGTCATAGTTGCGATAATCCTAAATGCGTGAATCCTGACCATTTGTGGTTAGGCACTAAAAAAGATAATTGGCAAGATATGATTAACAAAGGTAGAAATAATTTTGTTGGAGTTAACATACCAACGTCTTGCATTCACTGTGGTTTGACTACGACTCCACCAATGATTGCACGTTGGCATAACGATAACTGTAAACACAAATTAAGTAGTATAAATACAATATCTACCTCAGTTCAATAAAAGAGAACACAATCTATGAAGAATTCAGAACTATTACAAAGAAACCCTATCTATGAAGCATTGTATGACCAGATGTTGGCATACCAATACGCATACTTGGGAGGCTATACTTTCAAACAGTATGTTCGCAAGAAAAGACCTAGCGAAGATAGCAATTTATGGATTGATTTAATCAATAACACAGTTGCACAGCCCATTTGTCGCTATATCGTTGACACAATCAACGATGTATTGTTTGAACCAGGCGTAAAACGCAATATTCAATTCTGTACGCCAGCAGGAGCGTACATTGACCCTAAAAATACTGAGTGGGCAGACTTGTTTACACTAGATGCTGACTTAAACAACAGAACAATCACTGCGTTTATGGAAAGTATTGGTGACTTAACCAGTATTTTCGGCCATTGCTGGGTTGCAGTTGACATGCCACAAGCACAAAATGGCAACTTAGGTAGACCTTATGTAGTAGGTATTAGTCCATTAGACGTATGGGACTGGGAATTTGATTGGTATGGTGGCAGACCTATACTAAAGTATGTAAAAATCAAAGAGATGGAAGACAAAGATTGCTATTACTTAAAGTGTTATCACTTAGGTACAGCAACAAGTCCTAGTTATTGGAAAAGTTACGAAGTTGAAAAAGGTAGCAACAGTGAAAAACTAGAGCAGGCAGCCGAAGTAACTGGCGAAGGCGTGTTTCCATTAGGTATGAGCATTCCTGTGTTCATCAGTTATGGTCGCAGAGATCCACGTTCAATTGAATTTGGCGTAAGCGACATTGATGCGGCAACAGATGCACAACGTGAACATTACAAATTAGAATGCGAAGCATATTCAGCACTACAATTCGCACACACATTGATTCGTGCAGATAAGGGCATTACTATTCCTGTACATGCTGGTGCTATTGTTCGTGCAACTGAAGGACAAGTAGAAGCCATTCCAATTGATACTGGCGATGTTGACATGATTATCAGAAAGCAAGATGCTATTCTAGACCAAATCGAAACATTGACAGGTCTTGGTGGACTACGCAACACAAAGAATCAGATTGCAAGTGGTATTGCAATCATTGAAGAACGCAAAACATTACATAGACTTGCAAAAGCAAAAGCACGATTGATGGAAGTCACTGAAGAGTTGATTTTCACTTATGCCGCACGTTTTATGGGTATGCGTTGGGCAGGCGAAGTCGTTTACAACACAGACTATGAAGCACATGACACAAATTACAGAATGGCATTGATTAAAGAAGCAAAGACGTTGGTACAAGACGATCCAACAATCAATGCATTAATCAGCAAAGAAATCATTGGTATGCTTGCTCCAGCAGAACAGATTCCAGAATACGAGCAAGTTTACATTGACACAATTCAAGATCCAAAACTCAAGAAACTTATGACTGATACCAATACACAGGTATTGAGTCGTGACCTAGACCCAAGCATGATTCCAACTCATGACGAACATGGGGAAGAGGGCGATGAAGAAAATGAGATGGAATATGAAAAAGAGAATGAAGAGGGGTATGAGGGCGATGGTACAAGTTCTACCATTTTAGGAGGTCCAGGTACACCAATTCAGAATACTGGAATCAGTTACTATCCACAGCAAGCAGTTGCAGTGCAATTAACTGGTCTCAATACGGGCAGATAATGTTATGATTTATTCTATCCCGAATAAATACATTACAACAATTACTTCGGTAGTTACGTTATAACTAAGGAAAAAATTAACAATGGATATTAAGAATAACTTCGTTGGCAACGATACAGCCACTGGTGTTGCGCAGGATCACGAAGGTGATGACAGCAATGAGCAAAACGTTAATCCTGGTGCTATTCGTAAAAGCACAACTCAGTCAGTATTGGCTGCATTAAGCAACGCAAGTGGAGTTCAGTTCCAAAGCGTTGAAGATGCAATTGGATACATGGCAAGAGTAGGCGCTCAAACAACAAACGGTGGCAACGCACAGCCAGTAGAACCTCAAAATCAGCAACGTTCAAATCGTGTCACGACCAATGACTTGCATGAGCAGTTCCAAAGACTTCAAACAGACTTGGCTCGTAAAGACCAAGCACTACGTGAGAAGGAATTGGACGGCGATATTCAGCGAGCCATGTCAGACAGATTCGATCCCGACCTAGTAGATTATGCACTTAATAAAGTTAAGTCCAACATTCAATGGAATGATGATGGTACTTACGTGATAGTCAACAGCAAAGGACAAGAACGTTATGGAATGGATGGTTCTCCTCTAACAATCTCTGGTCTAGTTAATGAAGTTGCACAAGGCAATCCAAAGTTGCTCAAGCAAAGTTCTAGTACTGGAGGTTCGGGCTTAAGACCTGGTATGGGTCAGTTCGCAGGCGCACAAGATGACTCAATTCCTGATTACAGTCGTGATCCAGCCGCATTTAATGCGTGGGCAAGTCGTAATGGATTAGGTAAGAGAGTTGGCCTTAAGGGCATGGGTGTAACTGCTTCTGCATCAACATCAAGTCGAAAAATCATATAATTGCCAAATAAAGGAGAAATAACATGGCATACGTCTTAGGTGGCGGTAATAATGAAGCAGATGGCTTCACAACAGCAATCGCCGGTTTCGCACTACGTGCAATGCACGAATCAAATGGTCTAGTTAACATGACCAACGTTGTTACACCTACACAGGGTAACGAATACTTAGTTCCACAGTTCGCACCAATCACTTATCAGGATTACACTCCTGTAGGTAATGCTGGTACTTGGGGCACAGGTAACGCAAACGTACAGAACCCATCACTTGGTCAAGGTTCTATCACAGCAACTCCAGCAGTTGCAACAACTGCATTCGATATTTTCTACGGATGGACAACTTCATTCCAGTTAGCAGCCACTCTTGGTGCTGAATTGGGTGATTCATTCGCTGAAAAGGTTGACCAGCGTGTAACAAAAGCCTTCTTGTCATTCAAGGCTACACCACTCAACGATTTCTACCCAACAAGTGCTGACGGCTTCGACCGTGTAAGCGCACTTGGTGCTATGGAATTGATGGCTGCAGGTCTACCTTCTAACACAGCAGGTTGGACAACTGGCTTCACCACAAGTGAAGTACTTGACCTAGTTCGCTTAGTTAAGCAGAACTTCAAAGTCGCTCGTATGCCTGGTGCTCCAGTCATCGTTCTTGACTCAAACGGTTATGTTCAGGAAGCAGTAGTAGGTTCACCTGGTGGTTCAGGTTCTTCATTAACTCGTCTATTAGGTGAGTTAACTGGTGGCGCTGTATCACAAGCAGGCGGAAGCAACTTGTCAGCACTCGGTAACGAATTGCTATCAACTGGTCGTATCGAATCAGTTTATGGTTGCATGATTATGTTCACTACATTCTTAACACCAACAACACGTGTATTCCTAGGTCAGCAGTCAGCAAGCAATTGCTTGGTCGGTGCTTACTTCGGTGACAGTGCATTGTTCACTGTTATGAAGGAAGGTCTACAGATTAAGACTGGTGAAACTCCAGGTGGTCTACAGATGTGGCTCACAGGCGTTGGATACTTCGGTTCTGGCGTAGGTGACGGTCGTCGTGGTGGTGCTATTAACATCTATCAGGACTAATTTGAATAAGAGAGAGTATGGCAACATACTCTCTCATTGTCTAGGAAAATAATATGTCAGTACCATATCAAAGAATCTCAAATGCAACTGTAGCAGACATTCAGTTTTATGATCCTGCGGCTGAACGCCGTGCGGCTGCTCTTAATGTTGATTGGGAACCTTATTTCAAAGTAGGAAGTCAGGAATGGCTATACAAAATGGAATTTGGTTGGTGGCAGAATTACTGCGACACTGTGATTGGTGCTTACTATTATACGAATCTGCCTAATGGACAATTGATTTCTAGTTTCAATCCTAATCTATTGATTAAGAATGACCAGACATTAATTAGACTTGATACATTTGGCGCAATCTTAGTTTTCTACGAAAGCCTTGTTACTGACGTTAGTAACATGAACGAAGTAGACAAACAAAACTATGATTTTGCTAAAATGCGTTGTGATGAAGAATGGCGCAAAGCGCAAGAGTTAAGTAACTGGTATGACCTGTTCCAAGATGCTCCACAAGGTCCAACGACTAAACTGGAAGAAAACTGGACAGCAGATCCAAATTACTTTAACGGAGATAGGAGATACTTCTAATGACACATACCTATGTGCCATTAAATGCTCCACTCGTTACTACAAGCGAGATTATCGAAGCATTGCGTTTGACTATTCCTCAACAATGGAATATTCCAATCTATGATGACTTCCCTAGTGTTGTAGATGTTGTGCGTTATGGCATTTATGTCAGTGACGTACACACTGTAAGCAGGTCAGTTAATCAGTTGGGTGTTACATATTGTAGCAACATGTACAACGCTGTGGATCAATTTGGAGTGACTTACATCAGTTTCCAAGATGACCCATACAACATTCAAGTTAATGCAATCATTGCTAATTTAGCAACTGACCAAATTAATGGAAGACCATTGTTTGATGGTTACTTTAGTGTAACTTTTGAACAGAATCTAGTATATGGTCCAACACAAGCAGAACGACATGACTGGACATTTCAAATGACCCGTTTAGAATTTAATACATAAGCCACTAACCTTAAGGAGAACATAAAATGGCAAGAATTACAGTTAACGAATCAGGCACACAACCATTGCTTCTATTGAGCATGGATATTGCCAACGCAACTGCTGCCAATCTAGCAAATGGAAATATCGCACTTGCTAATAGCCTTTCTGTAACATGCTTACAGGATATCACTATTACATCAAGCACCGGTATCTTCTCATGGACAGATTTTTGCAGTATCGACACTAACAAAATCACCACACCAGCAGATAACGAAGTTTCTACAAACATTGTTATCGATCCAACTGGATACTTTGGTGCCAACACAGCAATTCAAACTGCTGAGGATCAAGGCATTGCAAGTTTGAGCCAGAACAAGATTCCTGTTCAGTTCAAACTAGTATGGAACAATGACAATCCTAACGCAAACGTTGCGAACTCATACTTCACAACTGGCGTTGGTTACATCAGTTCACTTGCACCTACAGTAAGTCCTGAAGCGCCTGTCTGGGTCACACCAATGACAATCGCTGTTGATGGTACAATGTATAACGGCATTAACTAATATCGTTATATGATGTAAATATGAGGGGACGCCTAAAAACGTCCCCTTTTTACTAAAAGGTGAACAAATGAATGAAAATCCATGGTTAAAGACTGATGAAGAAAAGTTGCGCAGTCTAATAGCCGATGAAGCAAAAATGATGCCCATGTTAGATAACATGCAAGCAACAGTAAAGCAACTAAAAGCAAAACAAGCATTTCGTCTAGCACTTCTCAATCAATTACTAGAGAATCAAGACGATAATGACAATAAATAATATACGTGAAACAATTTAAGGAGACAACAAATGAAACTTTCACAAATCACAGCAAAACCCCAACTAATCGAAGTAGTCATTGATGATGAAGATACCATCAGTGAGTTTGGCGAGTCATTGTCATTCTATACTTGGGATCGTCAACCAATGGATGTGTTTCTCAAATTAGCAAATATTGAGCAAGACGCAGACAACAACGTAATTGCAATCGTAAAAACATTAATCTTAGATGAGAATGGCAAAGAGATTCTTGCAGATAACAGAACCTTGCCTGCAAAGTTATTGATGAAATCAATTGCAAAGGTTACTGAATTGCTGGGAAAGTAACAAATGATAGTGTCGATATCAAGTCACAAAAAATGGCTATGATATTGATGATTGACGAGTTGAGCAAGAGATATGGTCTCTTGCCCAGCGAGGTTATTAGAAGAGCAGATACTTTTGATGTTTGGATTATGGACTGTTCATTATCATTCCACAAATATCATGAGTACAAGCAGGGCCATAATGGTAAGGCGCCAGTCCCAGATTATAGCACTGACGAATTGAAATCTATGTTAGCGAGGAACAGAAAAGATGTTAAAGGCTAAAATTGTTGTTAACAATATCACACCTAGTGCTACTAGAATTCAAAATGCACTTGCTAAGTTGCCTCAAGAAGCATACAAAGTGTTCAAAGACAACACACCTATTAAAACAGGTAATGCACGTAGAAAAACTCGACTATCAGGCGACACTATCAGAGCAGATTACCCTTACGCAGAAAAATTAAACGAAGGTTACAGTAAGCAAGCACCACAAGGCATGGTTACACCAACAGAAAAGTTTTTGCGCAAGCGAATCAGAGAAATATTGCGTGGAAAATAAGGTGACCTATGGCAGACTTAAAATATTCAGTAGAGATTGATACCAGAGGCGCAACAAGCGCACTTAATGGATTAAAGGCAGCAATCGCAGGTGTTGTTGCTGGCTTAACCACAGGTGTACTTGTTGATTTCGCAGACTCTATTACATCATTAAAGAATAAACTTGCCACAATCACACCTGAACTAGCAAATGTTGATAAGCAATTCAAAGCAATTGCTGCCATTGCTATTAGTTCAAGAACACCACTAGAACAAACTGGTGACTT